AAGATGCCGAGGTGCAGGCCAAGATCGAGCGCGAGACGGCGGCATTCGTGGCGAAGCAGGCTCAGGATGAGGAGCGGCACAAGCAGGAGCTGCGGCAGCGGGATGAGCTGCACGCGCAGAAGCTCAAGCAGATGGACGATGAGACGGCGGCCCGGATCATTCGGGAGAACGCGGATGCCATTGCGCGCCGTCGCCAGATGGAAGCGGAAGGGGTGCGAAAGATGGCGATGGAGGGCCGTCGGGATCAGATGAAGACCCGGATGGCTCTCAAGGCGGCCGAGCAGAAGTCGGCGCTCCAGAGCAAGAAGGGCAAGCCATGAGCGCGAGTGCAGCGGAAGTTCGCAAGGCGCGGTCGTTCCTGTTTGCGCATCACAGGAAGGGGTTTGGCATTTCGCCGAGACAATTCGCTTCTGCGGCGCGCGAGCTGAGCGTATCGTTTCGTGAGCTGTTGAGGTTCATTGCGATCCTCTACAGCAGGGGGCAGGGGCAGCAGGCATTTCGGCTGGACAACATCCGGCGCATTACCGGAAAGGAGAAGAGATGAACGCGAAAGATCGAAAGATGAGTGGCGGATCGTGCGGTCACAAGGGGACTCAGGGCATGGGCCGTGGTTCGCCGAAGGCCAAGGGCACGCAGGGGAGCGGCTCGTCGAGCCCGAAGGCCAAGGGCGTGCAGGGTCGGGGCTGAGTGGCAGAGCTTCCGATGCACATCGCTGTGCTGCGTCGTGTGAGGAGCGACGTAGCCAGCGAGCGACAGAAACACCTCGAACGCATGGCCAGCGGCGTTCCCGGGGAGGAGTATCACAAGCTGGTGGGTCGCGCGGCCGAAGGCAAGAAGATCATCGAGTACATCGACGATCTGGAGCGGCGGATCAATCGCGGCGACGACATTGACGAGGAGGATGGTGATGGTGAGTAGCGCGCTGAGGAAAGCCCTGCAAGGGTTGCAGGAGCAGGACATGCTTGATCCGGCAGAGCTGCCGTTCAAGGTGATGTTCTGGCGGCTGGTGGTGGAGCCGATGAAGCCACGTGCGGAGTCGGACGGTGGGATCGTGTTGCCTGATGAGGTTCAGGACGCGGATCGCATTCGGACATCTGTGGGCCGCGTTTTGCAGGTTGGCAGCATGGCATTCAAAGCTCGCACTCAGGCTGGGTTGCTGTTGAGCGACGAGCCGAACATTCCGAAGGTGGGTGACTACGTCCTGCACGAGCGGTACGCGGGTCAGGAGATCGACCTTCGCAACGGCCGCAGCGTTCGCGTGCTGATGGACACCGAGGTCCTGATGCTCGTGACCGATCCGGACAAGATCAAGCATTACATCTGACACAGCCCGAGGGCTGGAGGGAAACATGGGGACGCGAGGCGAAGACTACATTGATCCGTCACGGCCAGACGCGATCGCTGATGATCGGCAGGCCGAGGTGGTGTCGATTGCTGACGATGACGGCAAGCAGGCAGCTCCTGCTGTGGATGACAAGCGTGAGCAGCGCGCGGTCCAGATCGACACGGATGACGAAGAATCGTACTCCAAGAAGGTTCAGCGTCGAATCAACCGCGAGATTGCGCTGCGTCGGCGGGTTGAGCAGCGGCTGAATGAGCAGACTGCCGAGACGATGGAGCTGCGCGAGCGGCTGGCGAAGCTGGAGCGTGCGAGCCAGCAGTCGGCGACTGGCGCGCAGCTTGCGGCGCACGTGTCTGAGATCGAACGCAAGATTCAGGATCTGCGCGCCAAGCTCGAAGTGGCGATCGAGCACGGCAAGACGACTGAGCAGCTTGATCTGAACATCCAGCTTGCGGACCTCGTGGCGGATCTGAAGCTGGCGAAGTTCAAGGTTGAGCAGAGCAGGGAAGCTGCTGAGCAGCCGAAGCCGGAGCCAAGCCGAGAAGAGCGCCCTCCGGGGGTTGTAGACGATTGGATCCGGGCCAACAAAAAGTGGTGGAATCTCAGTCGTTTCCGTGATGCGAAGGCTGATGCGATCACGATCGACAAGGAGATCATGGCGGAGATCAAGTCTGGCGAGCTTGATTTCGAGCTGTATTCAGAGGAGCATTTGCGCGAACTGGCTTCCCGGCTGAAGCAAGCCTATCCTGAGCTGGACGTGCGGGATTCGGATGGGCAGCCGGTGAATGCGGAGGATGAATTGGATCAGCGCGTGGACATTGACGATGAGCGGCCGACGCCTAGCCCGAAGCGGTTTGCGCCGGTTGGCGGCATCAATCGCTCAGGGCGTCGAGACAATTCCGAACGTGCGGCCGTGGCGGCGGGGCGAGTTCGCCTGACGAATCAGGACTTTGCCACGATGCGCATCTTTGGCCTTGATCCGAACAACGACGAGCATCGCAAGCGTTTCGCGAAGGAGCGCCAGCGCACCGTCCTCGCCACAGGAGCCCGTTCATGAGCACGTCCGAACATGAACTTGCGGAATACATCCGCCGCGCCGAGCGCAAGGTTGCCGCAGCGCAGCGCGCCAAGACTCACAAGCGCACGCCGAAGAAAAAGCAGACGCATTACGTCGCTCATTCCGACGTGCATGATCATAATGATTCTGCTCGTCAGGTCGATACGGTGGACGACATCGACCGTGACAGCGAATTGCCGACGACGTGGAGACGACCCAGCATGCTAGACGCGCCTCAAGCGAGGCCCGGATACGTGCTCAAGTGGGTTCGCTACCGTGCAGGCAATGCCGAGGATACGGACAACCTTGAAAAGAGGATGTCCGAGGGTTGGCGTCCCGTTCGCAAGTCCACTGTGAAACGGGTACATGAACTGACGGCCGACCTCCACGGGAAATACGGGCAGTACATCGTCAAGCGAGGTCTGATCCTCATGGAGCTTCCGGAGAAGCTGCATGCCGAGCGCATGGCGGCGTATCGGGAAAAGCTCGCAAGGATGACCGAGAGCATCGATCGGAATCTGTTCAAGGAGAACGACCCGCGCATGCCGTTGCTGAAGCCGGTCCGGAAGACCCGCGTCACGACCCGCGCGAGCCGTGGAAACCTTGCGGCAAGCATTCCCGACGATGAGTGACACAACCCTCAATTGATTCAGGAGACGACTCATGTCTACAAACGTTAGCCGTCCTGCTGGATGTCAGGTGGTTCGCCATCTGACGGGTGGTGTAATCCGTGCGAATCGACATCACATCGCATCCGGCCTCGCTCAGAACATCTTCCGTGGTGATCTGGTGATTCCGACTGTGACCTCGAAGAACATCACGCTGCAAGCCGCGGTGGGTGATCGGGTGATTGGCGTTTTCGACGGCGTTTCGTACATCGCTCAGGCGGGAGACATCATCTTCTCGCCTCGGTGGGTGTCGGGCACCACGGTCCAGACAGGCACTGTTCCAGATGCGTTCGTGTACGACGATCCGCGACTGCTGTTCGAGATTCAAGCCTCGGGAGCATTTGCGCTGGCGGACATTGGCGCGCTGGCCAATCCCACATTCGCAGTCGCGGGCAATGCGCTCACGGGGCAGAGTGGGCAACAGCTTGACTCGGCCACCATCGGCTCGGGTGCTGTGTTCAAGATCTACGATTACTCGCGTCGGGCTGACAACTTTGTCAACACGAACGCGAAGCTGATCGTGGCGCTGAGCCTGCACTACCACGATGGCGCGATGACAGCGATCTGACCGACTGAAACCACAGGAGACACTGCAATGATGAATCGCAGCGATTTCCGGAAGCAGCTTCAGGAAGGTCTGAACACTGTTTTCGGTCTTGAGTACGAACGGCACCCGGAAGAGTGGCGTGACATCTACGATGTCGAATCCTCGCAGAAGGCTTACGAGGAAGACGTTCTGATGTTTGGCCTTGGTGCCGCAGCGGTGAAGCCCGAAGGCGCACCGATCGACTACGATGATGGTGGTGAGTCGTTTGTGGCTCGCTACCAGCACGAGACGATCGCGCTGGGCTTTGCCATCACCGAAGAGGCGGAGGAGGACGGACTGTATGGCTCGATCGGAGCCAAGATGTCCCGAGCCCTCGCGCGTTCGCTGATTCACACGAAGGAAGTGAAGGGGGCCGCTGTGTTGAACAACGGCTTCAACGCTGGCTTCCCGGGTGGTGACGGCGTCGCGCTGTTCTCGACGGCGCACCCGCTGGCGGGCGGCGGCACGTTGTCGAACACGCTGGCCACGCCTGCCGATCTGTCGGAGGCTGCTCTGGAGGAGATTCTGATCCTCATGGGCGAGTGGACCGACGATCGAGGCATTCCGATCCGCGCGCAGGCCGTTAGGCTGATCGTGCCGACCGAGCTTCAGTTCATCGCGACCCGACTGTTGATGACTCCGTATCAGCCTGATACCGGGGACAACAACATCAACGCGATGTACAAGCTCGGCTCGATTCGAGATGGCTTTGCGGTGAATCATCGTCTGACGGACCCGGATGCGTGGTTCATCAAGACGGATGTTCCGGACGGCATGAAGCACTTCGTTCGCAAGGCCGTTTCTGGCGGCGTCGAGGGCGACTTCGAGACCGGCAACATGCGATACAAGAAGCGCGAGCGGTACAGCTTCGGCTATACCGACTGGCGCGGAATGGTCGCAAGCTCCGGGGCCTGATCGCAGGCAATCGAGTGGGGCGGGAGGCAGTACCTCCCGCCCTTGTCTGAAAGTGAGGGCAACGTCCCTCGGAACTAGGAGACACGTACATGGCTCGTCGAAACAACATCTCTCGCGCTGATCAGCTTATGAGCGGTCGCGCGTATGCTCCCAACGCCCCGTTCTCGGAGTCGATTCCCGGTATTCTTCGGTCGCACCTGATGGTGGTGCGCTGGGGCGCTGGATCGCTTCAGGGGTTCACGGCTCCTACGGCTGCGGCTACCAACAACATCTGCGCGGCGCAGGCGATCTCTGGCGCGGTGGACGCGAACATCAACGGTTCTCTGGCCTCTGGCGGGGTGGCGACGCTGGATGTCCCTCGCAGCCTCCAGATGGCCTCTTCCAACGCGGGCGATACCACGCAGACGGTGACGGTTCGTGGTACCGACACGGTCGGCCGCGCCGTCACTGAGACCCGCACCCTCAACGGTACGACGGCGGTGAACTTCCAGAAGGCGTTCAAGACCGTCAGGCGCGTTTCGGTGTCGGCGGCGATGACCGGCAACCTGACGGTGGGCACGAACAATCGCCTTGGCGTTCCGGCGCGGATTCGTGTCGGTGACGTTCTGGCGCTCAAGGTCAACGACGCGGTGCCGGAGGCTGGAACGATTGTGGCCGGGGACACGGCGACGCCGACGGCGAGCACGGGCGACCCGTGCGGGACCATTCAGCCGACGACGGCTCCGAACGGTACCAACGTGTACACGGCGCTGATCAACGTTGAGGATGCTTCTGAGAACGCCTACGGCACTCAGTTCAGCTCGTAATCATCACGACTGCGACCCGCGAGCCGCGCATGGGCGAGAGGGCGTAGGAGGCAGACATGCGAATCAAGACGATAAGCCTGTTGTCGCAGGGGGCCGCGTCGAACGCGGCCTTTGCTGCTGCTCAGGCTCTCACGGCGAACACGGCCATGACCCTTTTGGGCGCGGCGGCATCCATCTCGCCTGCCCGGGAGGTGACGTTCACGTCGACAGGAGATACGTCCAACGTCACCCTGACTGTCACAGGACGGGATCGGCGCGGGAACATTTTCGTGGAGCGTATTCGCGGGCCGAACGCGAATACCGTGCGGACGCTGAGCGTGTTCAGCGAGCTGATCTCGGTAGTGCCGGACACCACGGACGCCGACACGGTGAGCATCGGCTACCCTGCCCGCGTGTGCGGGCCGTGGCTGCACAACAACACGCTGCTTGAGGGCGGTGACATTCCGACAGCGCGCGTTCAGGCGCTGCCACCGGATCTTGGCGGGACGTTTGCGGCTGGCATCATCGAGCTGACCAACGAGAACGTGATGAACATCCCGGGTGACGGGGCGTATCCGGAGACGACGACGATCTCGCTGGGCTCTGCGGGCGCTACCGGAGAGCCTAGGGCAGCGTTCTTCCGCATCGTCAACACGAGCACGACCAGCGGTGCGCAGCTCAAGTGCGCGGTGGTCAAGCCGTCGTTCTGAGATAGGTCATGGCTACCAGCGGCACGTACACGTTCGACCCGCAGATCAACGAGGTCTTTGACGAGTCGTTCGAGATGGCTGGGATTGATCCCAGCGCCGCTGGTACGTCGCACATCCAGAGCGCGTTTCGCTCGCTCAAGTTCATGCTGAACTCCGAGTGGTCGACCATCGGCATCCGCCAATGGATGGTCCAGCAAGCCACTCAGGCCATGAGTGTCGGGCTCGGCTCGTTCCAGATGCCTGCCGGGGCCATTGACGTGATGAGCATGGTCCTTCGGCGCAACGGCAGGGACACGGAGATGTACCCGATCAGCAGGGATGAGTACCTGAAGATCGTGGACAAGAATCTGCAAGGCAGGCCGGATAGATACTTCGTCGATCGGCAAGCCGGGACAAGGACGGTGAAGTTCTGGCAGTTGGGAGAGAACACCACGGACATCATCGTCTACGACTACTTGCGGCAGATTCAAGACCCGGGGGCGATGACCAACACGCTTCAGATTCCGCCCATCGCGATGCACGCGATGACTCTGGGTCTGGCGTTTCGTCTGGCACTGAAGTTCTCTCCCGACCGAGCGGCTGGCATCGGCGTCTTGTACCGTGGCCCAGATCCGAATCGGATCGGCGGCGCACTAGACCAGTTACGACAGGAGGATCGGGAACGCAGCGACATCGAGATCGGCATGACGACGAGCTATAGCCCCACGAGGGTGAGGTGAGTTATGCCGCGAAAATATGCGAGGGGTGACCATGCGATAGGTTATTGCCGTCGCAGCGACAGAAAGATGTTGCTTCGGGACATGGTGTTTGACGGCCAATTCCCGAACATGCGAGTCGATCCGGAGTGGTATGAGCCGCGCCACCCGCAAGAGCAAATTGTCCGAGTCAACGACGCTGTTTCGCTTTACCGGCCAAGCGGAGAAAGCAGGCAGATCGAAGCGCCTGTTCTATCGTTAGTCGTATCGAACGTGAATTTTGAATTGTCGTGGACCGAAGCCGAGGCTGCGGACACGATGATTGATCGTTATGAGCTGTGGCGCAGGGTAGGGACCGGCTCATTCCAGCTTGTATCGACGTTCCACGTGGAACGTGACGAGTTTGGCGGGATCACTTCGAATCCGCTTTCGAGCTCTCAGCTAGTCACAGCGCTTGACATATCACACTCTTTTTTCATCCGCGCTTATGCCATCACTGGAGAAAGCGTGGA